CAACGTAACCGATTTTAGAGTTATTGCAGATGGAGATCTAGAGTATGTTATATTGGGAGGCTCTGCTATGACTACGCAATCTACTACGTCATTCTTCGGAAATGCTAACGTATTCCCTTTAAATATTGAATTTACAGACTCTATTAACTTAAGAGCTATATGTGGAGCAGCAAGCATCCCATTCACAGTATTCTACAGGGAGGAAGTGTAATGCCTAAAAAGATAGATGAGATTATCTACTACAAAGAAGTTCAGGGGCCTTTTAAAGAAGGATCTAAATGGGCGGTAAGAACATACTATTATAAGACTGAAGACTTTAGTGGATTGCCAGTCAAGCAAACCCTAGAATATGTAGAAGCTCCAGTAGAGAATAAAAGTTACAACATAAACTTAAAAGAGTTTTTACTCTCTTTACCTAGAGAAGATAGAGATAACTTAGGCTTCTATGTAGCTAACGAAAACCCAGCACTTAAGTATATACTCGAAGATGGAAAGCTTACAATTAGTGAGATAGACTCTATAATCGAAGACTTTGAGAGTGACTCGGGAACTAAGATAAAACCTGAAACTGCTGAGTTAGTAATAAATAGATTAAATTATATTAAGAGTCTAATTTCCTAATAATGCACGGAAAAGTAATTAAATTTTCACACACGAAACTATCTGACATAGGAACAAACACACATGCCCAGATAGACACTCACGTAGCTAGCACATCTAACCCACACAGCACGACTAAAGCACAAGTAGGATTAGGGAACGTAGATAATACTTCAGATAGCTCAAAACCAGTGAGCACAGCTCAACAGACAGCTTTAGATGCTAAAGAATCAACAGCTAATAAAAATCAAAATAACGGATATGCTGGTTTAGATAGTTCTGGGAAACTAAATCCTTCTCAGCTACCTGCTATAGCTGTTACAGATACGAGCGTAGTAGCTTCGCAAACAGCTATGCTAGCTCTTACGGCAGAAGTAGGTGATCTAGCAGTAAGGACTGATTTAAACAAAACCTTCATTTTAAGAGTTAGCCCAGCATCTACGTTAGGAAACTGGCAGGAACTATTAACCCCTACTGGTGCTGTAGCTAGCGTGTATGGAAGAACTGGGATAGTTACGGCTCAATCTGGAGACTACACCGCAGACCAAATAACTGAAACAGCCAGTAATAAAATTTTAACCTCTACAGAGAGAACTAAATTAAGTGGAATAGCTACAGGGGCAACCGCTAACAGTACAGATGCACAGCTAAGAGATAGATCTACACACACTGGCGAACAAGCTATTAGTACTATAACTAACCTACAGACTACCCTCAACTTAAAATTAGAGGCAGCTTCGATAGCTAACTTTGAAACTACTACTCAATTAAACTCCAGAGATACCGCTAATAGAAACAGAGCTAATCATTCAGGAAGTCAACTAGCAAGTACTATTAGTGACTTTGCTAGTACTGTATTGGCTACAGTTTTGACTGGTTTAAATTTAGCTACCAGCTCTGTGATATCAGCGACAGACACAGTTTTAACAGCTTTAGGTAAACTGCAAGCTCAGGTAACAAGTTTAGGTAGTTCAAAACAAGATAATCTAGTCTCTGGGACTAATATAAAAACTGTCAATACTCAAAGTATACTAGGCAGTGGCAATATTACCATTGGGGGGTCTGCTGCATGGGGCGGAATTACAGGCACTCTATCAACTCAAACAGATTTACAGTCCGCTTTAAATGCAAAAGAAAACAGTATTACAGCAGGTACTACCTCCCAATATTACAGAGGCGATAAAACATTCCAAACACTTGATAAGACAGCAGTAGGGCTAGGCAATGTCGCAAACACAGACACCACAACAACTGCTAACATTACCGACTCAAATAACAAGCGTTTTATCACAGATACACAACAAACCGTTTTGAGTAACACAAGCGGAACAAACACTGGTGACAATGCTACGAACACAACATCAAACACTTATGCAGACGGCAAAGTGGCTGACTCTATAACAGACGGTGTGACAACATCTGCCCCTTCCCAAAACGCTGTATTTGATGCTTTAGCAAATAAGCAAGCTACATTAGTAAGTGGGACGAGTATCAAAACAATCAACAGCCAAAGTATACTAGGCAGTGGCAATATAACAATTTCGGGCGGTGGGGGAGCTACAGATTTAGCGTATGTAGCAAGTTCAACTGATGGAGTTGTCACAAGTTCTACTGGTAACTCTGCCACAATTCCTGCTGGTTCAGTAACAAATGCAAGTTTAATGTTACCAGCAGATAAAACAAAACTAGATAGCATAACCGTTGATACTGCAACAGTGGTGCGTAAATTGGTGAGAAACCAAACAGGGTCAACAATACCAAAGGGGACGGCAGTTTACCAGTTAGGTAGTTCAGGTATCGTAATTACAGTTGCCCCTGCGGATGCTTCATTAGAAGCAACTGCTTCTCAAACGCTAGGCATTACGCAAGAAGCCATTGCCAACAATGCGAACGGTTATGTGGTAGCCGTGGGACTTTTAGATGGCGTAAACACTTCAGCATTAACAGAGGGGCAGATTGTTTGGTTAAGTGAGACTGCTGGTCAATTAACCACGACTAGACCTACACAACCTGCACATAGTGTTGTATGTGGGTATTGTGTGAAGCAAGGCAGTGGTGCTTCAGGCATACTTTATGTAAAAGTGGATAACGGCTTAGAACTTGCAGAATTGCACGATGTACTTTTAACTGGGGCAGTAACAGGTAATGTTTTAGCTTTATTTGCAGATGGGTTATGGAAGCCATTGGCTTTAGATAAAACTAGTGTAGGCTTAGGCAATGTTGACAATACTAGCGATGCAAACAAACCTATTTCAACTGCTACTCAAACAGCACTTAACGCAAAACAAAACACTCTAGTGTCAGCTACTAACATAAAGACTATAAATGGGGCTAGTGTTTTAGGCTCAGGAGATTTAACGGTTACTGGCAGTGGCGGTATAAGTAATAATCAAAGTATAGTAAATGCTTTGATTTTTGGATAGTACACTAAGAGAGTAACATTTAATGAAGGATTTTTTGCCTACTACCTATACTTTCACACCTGGAACTTCTGGGGTAGGTACTGTTACTTTAAATATACCTAATTTTGACCTTAAGAGATTAGTGGCGATTATTAATCAAACCAGAGGAATAGTAATTTATTCTACTGGAAGTGTAGACTTAAGATACTCTAGTATCTCTGCAAACACCTTAACATTATTTTTTGATACTAGTGCACAGAACGCTAATGATATTTTACAAGTTATATACAATTCTGATGCTCCATTAGAAGTCATCGCAAATAAAACAGATGAGACTATTGAACTATTAAAAATTTTAGTAGATTTATTATTCTCTAACGCTATAGTTGATGCAGGACAAAGACAAAAAATAGTTATAGATGCAATTACAGCAGGTCTGACATTAGCTACCGTAACAACCGTAGGTACTGTAACTGGGGTTAACACTGTATCTACGGTATCTAGTGTGTCTAATATAGCAGCTTTATTTGGAGTAAACAACCAAGCCTACAACGACATGCTTAACAGTGTTTACGATTCAGGAATTAGAAACAGGATAATTTTATGACGACAGTAAATTTAGGAAAAGGGGATGATTTCCCAAGATGGAAAGCTACCAGATTTGCACCTGCGGTTAGCTCTACTTTATCCGCAGCTTGTGGGGCAGATAATACACACATAGATTCTAGACACGGCAGATACATTTACTACTTAATAGGAGCTGGTTCTTTTTGGAGATATGATACATGGTCAGATTCTTGGCAACAGTTAGCTTCCCCAATTACTGCTCCAGCAACTTTTTCTAGATTAAAATTCTCAGGGGCAGTTGGGTACTTTTCTAGAGTTTTATCAGCTACTACAAATACTATTACTGCTGCTGCTATAACAGGCGAAGTGTTGCTAGGATATGACCTAGTAATCACAGCAGGCACAGGTAAAGGACAACAAAGAAAAATAACTAACGTAAGTGAGCCTACCGTATTCGACTACGGAACTTTAACTACTGCTACAGTATCTCTTTTAACGGATACTAACAAAAACTGGGCCGTCAACTCATTAGTTGGCATGCAAGTTAAGTTACTGGCTGGTACAGGATTAAACCAAATCAGAAAGATTATAGCTAACACAGCTACTACTATAACTTTATCAGATGCCAACAAACATGCAGAAGATATTTTATGTAATCCTCCTTTAGCGGTAGCTCCAGCAGCAGGTACTATATATCAAATAGAAACTCACGTAATTACAGTAGACTCTAACTGGCTAATTACCCCAGATACGACTAGTAGATTTAAAATTCAATCTGGATCTGTTTGGCTAGCTTCTGGTGCAGCAGCTACACCATTTTATACTTTGCAGATGTACGATGTTGCTGCCGATCAGTGGTATATAAAAAACGCTTCTGGTGGTATTCTACCAGCAGCAGCTACCGATTTCGACATAGAGAGATGCGGAGAAAATGCTTCTGTATGGCAAAGAGGAATAGCATTGGGAACCCACTCAACTACAACATTGCAAGACACTACCAAAGATTGGGCAGTTAATCAGTTCGCTGGTAAATATATAAGAATATACTCTGGCACAGGGGAAGGACAGTTATCTTTAATTTCTTCTAACACCACAAACACTTTAACTTTTGCTGCTATGCTAGCTGCTCCTACTAACACCAGTAGATACATGATTACTGGTTTTGATGCTGGTGCAGTAACTTCAGCAGCTACATCTTCTGGTGTCTCCACTTTAACAGACAGCTCTAAATCTTGGGCTACTAATAGATGGAATAACCTTGCTGTAGAGATAGTGTCTGGGACAGGTGCAGGGCAAGAGAGGGTTATTACTAACACCACGGCTACCGTCCTTACTGTATCCCCAGAGTGGGGCGTTATACCAGATTCTACGTCACGTTATGTAATTCACGGAAATACAGATACTTTATTATTACAGGCTGGTGGACGTTCTGCTTTATTTCTGCACAGTGTAGAAGACGACATGACTGTTTTAGGTAGAAGATTTGAAGGTGGAGCTGCTAGGGGTGTAAGCGTTCAAGTTGGCGAGGATAAGCCTATAGCAGTAGCTTCTGCGACTTATTCTAATCCTACTTTAACAGTAACCACAGTAAACCCTCACGGCTATAAGACTGGTGAAATTGTCAAAATGCGAGGCGATACTGGTGCTGGTGCATCTATTAACAACTTGGCAGGTGGCTATGCCTGTACTGTAACTGGTGCTACTACTTTCACTTTAGCCGTAGGGGCAGGGTCAGCAGCAGTTACGGTAACAGCTCAATCTACAACTACCTTAGTAGACGGATCTAAAAATTGGACTACAAACCAATGGGCAGGACACATAGTTACTTTTAACTCAGTGCAAGGGCCAGCAGCAGCCGTAAACTCGGCTAGAATAGTTAGTAATACAGCTACCACGTTGACCTTCTCAGCAGCAGCGGCCGCAGCACCAGTTCAAGGGATTTCTAGATATTCTATCTCAGCTCCAGCTACGCACTTATTTAAACATTCTGTAGGATCTATGGATTCTGGTGTAGCAACTGGTTCACAATCTACGACTACATTGCAAGACACTTCTAAAACTTGGCCAGTGGGTGCTTTTGTGGGTAGAACCTTAATAATGCTCTCTGGAACTGGGCAATATCAGGAATTAGCTATTACAGCTAACACTGCAAACACTTTAACATTTGCCACTGCTACAGCACCAGTGGCAGGAGCTACAGCATACTCTATCTTACAAGCACAAGCTAAAGGAACTGGCATCTCTCTTAACTGGATATTTGAGAACTCAGATCCATTAACAAGGGGATCGCTATTGACTCTGCCTAGAGGTGGAGGTCTTGCAAGTTTCCATAGATTGAATATGCAGTCGGACAGTTGGTTACTAGATTCCCCTATGCCTTACTTTGAAACCTTAACTACTGGGTCAATGTATGCTTATGATGGTGGAGATTATATATACTTTACCAAAGAAGTTACTCAGAGGGTTTATAGATTAAACGTAAACACTTGGGAAGTCGAACCTGCTGGACTGTATCCATACATACCAGGTACAGCAATTTTAGGAAATAGGTTTGAGATTTTTGAAACATCTCAAGGTCTAAGATATCTCTGGTTAAACCGCCACAGTGGGCAGGAGTGTTACGTTCAATTATTATGGTATTAACTACAAACACAATTACACCTATAAATGAAACCTCCACTAAATTGGAAATAGTAATTAATGCAGCAGCTACAGACTTAGGATCTGCTATAGGTCTACTGTTTAAATCTTTCGGTAATACAGTATTGGTAGACTCACAAGAGATGCTGGACTTCGCAGTACAGAAAACTAAGGAATGGTGGGTAACTAGAATACATGAGCAAGAGCAGAGAGAACTATCCATAGTTGCCGAGATCATAGCGGAACAGGCTAGACGTAGCTTTATAGACTCTCACAACAGCGTAACACAAAAACTAACTATTGCACAATGAGTAACGAGCTAAACATAATTTACGACACTGGAAGAACAGTAACAGTTAGCCTGCTTTTAGGCTCTACTGTGTCTGCTTCTAATGTAGCTCTTACAGAAAGAGGCTCTACTGGCCATTACTACGGCAATGTGCCTGCTTTAGGTGCTGGTAACTACTATGTTTTATTTTATGAGGGAGCTACGGCAATAGGCTATGGAGATTTATATTGGGACGGAACTAAAGAACTTTTAAATAAATTAGATGTAGATGTTTCTACAAGATCCACACAAACAAGCGTAAATGCAATACCCACCAACCCTTTACTAACATCTGATTCTAGACTATCTAACTTAACTACTATAGAATTGATTAGAAAATTAATAACTAACACATCTAAAATAGATGAATTAACTAACAGATTAATAGTATACGATGATGATGGAACTACTCCAATACTACAATTTAATACTAAAGATTCTAATGGAGCTAACTCTACTACTGAGATCTTTGAAATAAGGAAAATATAAATGTGGTTTAAGTGGCTAGCCTTGAAAGAGTTCAAGCCTTCTGGAGGTATAATACTGCCTGACTATCTCCCAGAAAACGACCTACAATTAGAGATACAGAACTACGATAGTGAGTCGGATAACATGGAAAGACTAGAAGGCGACATAAGAATACAGAGAGTAAATCTTACTAAGTTGCTTAATAGTGGTAATTACTCTATTACCAGCATAAGCCAAATTACTGAAGCACTACTAGTAATTAAAGACAAGACATCTGTAATAATTCAAAAAACACTAGCAAATTCTGAGCTAATTAAAGATACCCCAAATAATACAATAGTTATAATTTTCAAGTCTTCAGATTTTGCCCCTGGTAAACTAGAAAAGAATAAAAGTTACACTATAGGGCTTGGTATAAAATATGGTAGTTTGACAGAGTTTGTCCCTATGAACTTAAGTTTTGCTAGCTCAAACTTAAAAGTATTACCTAACCCTTTGATATGATTCTTAAGAGAGATCTTCTTAGATTTTTATGCTCTAAGGGATATGTTATATATAAAGTCTATGCAAAAGGAGACTACCTCTGTAAACCAGAAGACTTATTACGTTTCGGAGAAAAAGAAGTTAAAGTGGGAGCTACTATTTTAAGAGTATCTACGCACAATATTCAACTTAAAATAGCCAGAGAAGGACATAATAATTTTAAAGCTGTTAAGACTAAATGCTTGAGTACGCTACATATAATAGATGGGTCTTTGGAAGGATTTGTCTAAACTCTGAATATAGCGACCTTGAAATATGCCTCTATAGCATTTACTAATATATGGCAGTTACTATGCCCATTATCGTCATTATAAGTGTAGGCGAAATCTCCTAGAGGTACATATATTATTTCCAAAGACTGATCCTTATTCTTTACAGCTAACATAGGGCTTAAATCAACTTCATCTTCTACCTGTTCTAAAAAATAATCCTCTATTAGAGATACTGCTCTAGTTACATTAGTAGCCATTAAGTCAAGATCTAGCTGGTAAATAGTATCTTTTGAGACTAACTCCCTATATCTTATAGGGTTAAAGCTATCATTTTTTATAGTTATTAACTCAGTTATATTCACCTGCTTAGATTATAGCACACACGCTGAGGTATAATTACGTGCAGAAATACGTAATGTCAAATTATAAAAGTAAATTATTCATACCTAACTGTACTTACTGTGGTGCAGAATGTACCCCACTAGGAGTAAAGAAGCTCCAACAATACCAAGAAGCTAAAAAACATATATTCTGTTCAGATGCTTGTGATGAAAAACACTCCTATTACGAAGGAGTTAAAGCTAAGTGGAAACCTACCACCGATAAAGAATCTTTAGATTTCCTAGATGCTCAGACCAGACTTTACGTAGATATAGTTCATACAGCAGACAAAGCCTTAACACAAAAGAAATTAGTTTTAATATTTGACGATCCGAGATTTAGCACTTTATGTAGTGCAGATTTTAAGAGTTCTATTCATACTGCACTCCAAGCATATTCACAAGAAGTAATGGAACGAATAACAATTTAAGGGTAGTATGGCCAGACAAAGAAAAAATATAAACAAGACAGTTCCTCTTAGTAATGAGGATAGAATAAGACAAGAAGTGGCTGCCTCTTATATTAAGAGCAAGTCTAGAAACTTTGTAAAGGGAGTTTCTACTCAGGTTAAAGATAGCTTAGTAGATTCAGTTAAGCAAGACATTCTAAAATACTCTAGACAAGATCCAGATCCGACAGAGCTTACTAGAGGTTCCACCTCTGCATTTAGCATAGTAGAACCAGAATTTCATCCTAGAAAATTAGTAGTCTTAGTGAATACTAATGATGTACTTAAACAAACTATCAAATGTATTCAAGTAAATGCAGTAGGCAATGGCTATTCGTTAAACTACATAGGCAAGGCTGAAGAGCAAGAAAATGATGATGTAAAACTTAAGAAAGAATTTTTCCAAGATTTACTAGATAACCCAAACCCAGACAAGTACGGGCATGAGTTTTTTGATGCCTTAGTTACTGATTTTGCAATGCTCAATAGAGCATACATAGAAGTAGTTCGTGGGAATGTGGTAGATGAGATAGAAGCTAAAGCTAAATCAAAAGTACTAGCTCTATATCACGTGCCTGCGGTTACTATGAGGAAAACTGCAAAAGACGAGAAGCCAGTAGTAGTTAAAAGTAAACTTAAAAGATACGGAAAAGTAAGAGAGCTTCCTGTAGACAGATACTTCCGAAGGTTTGCTCAGGTTACTGCTGGTAATCCTAAGACTTATACTTACTTTAAAGAGTTTGAAGATCCAAGAGATATAGATGCTGCTACTGGTCAAGTAGTAACAGATTTACCAAAGTTTCTAGCCAGAGGTGGGAAATTAGCTACAGAGATTTACGAAATCACTGATTACGAACCTGATAGTCTATACGCCCACCCTGTCTGGATTAACCAGTTAACAGCTATTCTAGGATCAAAGCTTTGTAACGAAGTAAACTTATCCTTCTTTCAAAACAATATGATTCCTGCCATGGTAGTTTTAACTGCTGGTGGAGGACTTACTGAAAATTCCTATAATCAAATCACTCAAGCTTTTGAGAACTTGAGAGGCGGAAAGTCCTTTAATAATATACTATTCCTAGAAGCAGTCGGAGATGAGGACGCAGCTTCGGACGATGGGGCAATACCAGTACCTAAACTAGACATTAAACCTTTAGGTGATGTTCGTCAAGACGATGCTATATTCCAAAAATATAAAGATGCAGCTAATAGAACTATTATGAGTTCTTTTAGAATAGATCCTATACTAATAGGCTTATCTGAAGCTAGAGATAGAGCTGCTGCTGAAGTAGCTATACTTGCTGCTGAGGCTGAGGTATTTGCACCTTTACGTAAAAAGCTAGAAGACTTTATGTCTAGAGTTATCTTAGTAGATGATGACGGATTTACAGATAAACACTGGACTCTTAAATTTAGACCTACTAACGTAATGAAGCAAGATTCTATATTTACTGCTATCAGATATGGTATTGCTAGCGGTGCATTTACACCTAACATGATTATTAATATCTTAAATAATACACTAAACACTGATATTCCTAATATTACAAGTTTCTGGGGATCTATACCTGCAACCTCAGTTAGAGACAGTTTTAAATCTTACTTAGAAAGTTTAGCTAACGAAGGTAAGATAATTACTAATGAGGACTTTGAGAAATTTTTAGAGCAAGGAATTATTCCTACTTCTGATAACAGTATTCCCCAAGAGACAGAAACTATGGATGCTCAAGTCAGACAACAATCATAACATGTACCTGTTCAGAAGCCAAGACTATAAAGACGGAATTGAGAAATCCAGCACATATAAATTTGAGAGAGATGTGTCTGTATTTAATATATTTAGAAAGCAAGAAGAAAGACAAGTAGAAAATATTACTGCCAGAGAAAAAGAATTAGCAGCTTTTTTAGCTGGTCTGTTTATTACTAGAACTGAAACTATAAAACTTGAAATTATCAGAGGTATTAAAACAAATCAAATATCTCCCCAGTCTAGAATATTCTTAACTAACAACTTAGACAGGCTTAGAAACACTGCAATTATCACTAATAGTGACAGAGCAGAGTTATCTAGATTTTTTAGTGAGTTATTTAAAATAGCAGTAGATGATTCTATAAGATTAGCTAGACTTCGTGGGGTTATTAGTAATTCAGTATATAACTCATTGCTCAATAATGAAACATCTATAAATGTAGATAGATATGTAAGCAACATAGTTGAGAAGGCAGTATTCTATGCAGATAATTTTGCTAGGAGAATTTTAATACCTAGAATAGAAAATAACGAAAACTTAACAGAGCAGTATATAAATGATTCCTTTAATGAGAACTCCTACTTTAATATGTTAGCAAACTCAGAAGTGAGTAAATTCTACCATTTAGCATATTTGGAAAAACTAAGTCAAGCTAACGTAATCTTCTATAGATATGATGCAGTCCTAGATGACAAGACTACTGAAATATGCACTAGCTTAGATGGAAACATATACAGAGTAGATACTTCGTTAATAGGAATGAGATCTTACTACTCCACAAGTCCAGAAATATCCACAAGAGTAAATCCTTATCTAGATAAAGATACTTTGCAGGATGCAGGGATTCCTGTACCTGGCATGTACCACCCAAACTGTAGATCTACTTTAGTTGGCTCAGATGGCAGCACTATAACACGATAGTACACTTGGTAATATGCCTGAAGGTAATAAACTTGAACTTAAAAAGTTCTCAGATGAAAAAAAGATAGCTTACGGTTTGGTGTACGAGCCTAATGTAATAGATGCTCATGGGGACATGATGACTTCTATAGAAATAGAAAAGCTAGCATATAAATTTTTAAAACTTCCAGATCTATCTAAAGTAATAGATATTCAGCATGACGGAAAGGCTATAGAAGCTTATCCAGTAGAGAGCTTCATAGCAAGAGAAGGGGATTCAGATTTTAAAAAAGGTTCTTGGATAGTAGCTATAAAAGTAGAAGATGATGCGGTCTGGGATCTCGCTAAACGTGGGATTCTTAATGGTTTCAGCTACGAAGTTAAAGCCTACACTACTCCTACTGTAGTTCCTTTCGAGTCTGTAGCTTATTCTACAGGAGTGACAGAAGAGACAGAAGGACACTCACACGTATTCTATGCTGAGTATGACGGTACTGGACTAATAACTAAAGGCTACACGAGCGAGGATGCAGGACATTCTCACACCATGTCTGGAACTTCTGCTACAGATATTACAAATGGTCACGGACATAGATTCGAGGTTAAATTATGAAGCCTAAGAAAATGGTTTACGCAAGAACAGTAAATATGATAGAGGATGCTGACCCAGTTAAGATCAGCCTAGTTAATCGTGGAGCTAACCAAAAAAGATTTACTTTGAAATCAGAAAGAAAAACTGGCACAGAAATTAAAAAAATAGCTTTTCCTGATGTAGAAACTGGTATGGCTTTTGTAGAAAAGAACTTCGATGATGCAGATATATACGATGAGTCTGCTTGGTCTGTTGAAAATGAACAGTACATTATATACTCTAAAGATTTTAATGTAGAAGAAAAGCTTGCCGAAATTAAAGGTGAGAATTTTACTATCTGGGTTAACGATCCTAGAGAGGATGAGTCAGACGATGCCTCAGACGAGGACGAAGATGAAGATGAAGATGAAGATGAAGAAACTGAAATGAGTAGCAAAAAAGTAGCTAAAAAAACTTGTAGTACACTTTTAGCAGATCAAATAATAGATCAAGACGAAATAAATATGAGCAAAACAATAGATAAATTAATCAAATCACTAGAATCTGCTCTAACTAATCTTAAGAAAGATGAAGTAGAGGAAGTGAAGGAAGAGATTAAAGAAGAAGTTAAAGAAGAGATTAAAGTAGACGAGGTTGCTACTCCTTCTGCTGAAAGTAAATTAGAAGAAGCTGAAAAAGCTTTAGAGACTATCAAAACTGAAAACGCAGAATTAGCTAAAGAAATAGCTAAAGCTAAAGAAGCTTTAGAGGCTTACGAAGGTAAGTTTGCTGAATTACTAGCTAAAACTGAGAAGTTTGAAATCCAAGCTAAAGAGTCACAAGTTAAATACGAGACTCTTATTAAGAGCGTTGAGGAATCAAAACTAGGATCAAATTCTTCTGAAATAGAAGCTATCAAAGCGGATACCAAAGAGGAAATTAAAGCGAACGTCAAAAAAAGTGCGTTCGTATCAATCTGCGAGCAATTAAAATAACCAGGAGAAAATTATGCCAAACGAAAACATACTAGACATTATAATCAAAGACAAGGATACCATTAAAAAGGACGGCTTGCTTAGTACCGTAGGTGCTGCTGCTGGCGTAAACATTCCTTTAGAAGTTAAACAAGACTTCATATCTCAGTTAGTTCTTAGCCCAACACTTTTAAGTGTAGTTAGAACTGAGATCCTAAACGGCCCTAACTTCAGAATCCCTAAGATCTTATTTGATGACTGGGTTCTTTATGCTAAGACTGAGAATACTGCTCCTACTACTGGTCAGTATAGCACATCTTCTTTCGGTTATGTAGATTTATCACCAAAAGATATTTCAGCAGCTACATTCATCACGCATGAGGCTATGAGAGATATTAACGGTGGATCTGCTTTACTGATCCAAAAACATGAAGATCTATTCTACAAAAAACTATCTGCTAACATCCTATCTAACTTGTTATTAGCTGATACAGCTTTTGTTGATGGTAACGCTAACAAACAAGCAGTAATGAGAAAATTCGATGGTTGGATTAAGCAAGCAGCTAACAACCCTGTAACTGCTCAAGTAAATCCAGCAGGATCAGTAACATTAAATGCTGCGTTTGACATTTCAGATCCAGTAATTGAGAAAGTTCTAGAAGCTATGCTTACTAGTTTAGCATCTGAATACTTCTCAGCTTCAGAAGATATGGCTTTCATCATGTCTGCTAAAAACTTACTACGTCTAAGATCTGCTTTAGGTAAGAGATTAACTCCACTTGGAGACACTTACCATAACGGTAGAGCTCCAGTTGCTCTTAACGGTATCCCTGTTATCGGTGATGAGTTCATCCCTGAAGGAGTAATCATCTTAACTAACCCTAAAAATATGATATTCGCTCCTCACACTGAATCTATGAGATTCTTAACTGACTACGACAAGTACTTAGATAGACAAAACCTATTTGTTCACGCTAACTACGGTCTAGGTTGGGAAGAGCTTAAAGGTGTTGTTTACCAAACACTATCTTAATTCTCTTAACTCGCTGTTTACTAAAAGGTGTGGAGTTCTCTCTGCACCTTTTTTATTTGATAGCCAAGTTGTTAGTTGAACTAAGAAACTCTAGCAACTTGACTATCTAAATATTAGCAATTTCACCGCCTGCGAAGGAGTAATTAATCACAGACACTCTTAGTATAGCACAGTGAAGTATAATTAGTACATGATTGAAAAAAAAATTAAAACATATTATGCAGAGTTAAATTACTCTATTGACCAAAGTCAAACCGTAGAAGGAATTACTTTAACTAAAGGTACTCCTGTAGAAATCTCTAAAGACCTTTACGAGAAATTCAAAAACAGCCCTAATAAATATGTAACAGCTACAACCTTTATTGGCGGTATGGCTATCTCTCCTAAGATCGAGAGACTATTACTTACTACTAAAACTGTTACTGAGTTAGTTGAGGATGAGCAAGAAGAAGCAGAAAAAGAAGCTGTAAAAAGTAATTTTGCTGGAGATATGGGAGCTAAACCAAAGCCAAGGGGTGGGGGTAAACCAAAACAAGGGCAAGCTACAGAAGAAGCTAAGGAAGAGGCTAAAGCAGAGCAAGCTCCAGAAGAAAATAAAGAAGCTACTGTAGAAACTGAGGAAACAAAAGTAGACTAATGTTTAAAGTTCTATCTAGAGAAGTAACTAGCTTACTCGATTTAAGCGAGCTAAAATCTGTTTTGCGTATAGATTGGGGTGAGCACGATGAGATGTTAGCTGATCTAGAAGCTTCTTGCATTTCTGAGCTAGAAAAATATCTTAAGTTCCCTATAACTAAATGCACTGCCGTTAAAAGAGTTAGATTAGCTACTCAGGGATATATTAACGAAGACCCTGATAAGTTAGAGCTAAATAAAGGATTTAGCTTTCAAGCTATACCTGTAAACACTATTAGCGAAATTAGAGCTATTAAAGGCGATGGGACTTACGATACTTTACAGCTTACTGTGGATTATACTTTCGATAATATTTCTAATACCGTTAAACTATGGAATAGTAATATGTATAAGTTTGACGGTAGAGAGTATCTAGAAATATACTGCGATATAGGCTGGTCTACAGAAAATATTCCTGCTATCGTTCAAGGTAACATAAAGTCTTTAGCCATACACATGTATGATAAAGCAGATACTCCTATACCTACTAAACTGTATAGACCATCTGCGAACTATAGGTATTACGGATGACATCCTTTGGGGAGCGTTGGCTCTTTACTAAAGTTCCAAAAGTCTCTGAGCTTACTAACCCTATCACTGTAGTTAGGGCTAAGTTAGATCCGAAAACTACTGGCTCCAACACTGAATTTAATCGCACTTTTCAAGTAATACGTAAATGTTACGCAAAGACCGAGATAGCTGAGATAGCTACTACTGGAACTGCCGAACCCTACTTGAAAGAGTTGCAGATTAACTTTAGTATTCGTAAAGCTCCTGATGTAGAAATCATGGAGAAATCAGACTACGTTATATACAGAGATAAAATGTATATGGTTCATCAAGTAATGGATAACAGATCTGCTAAAGAACGTGGCTTCCAAGTCTTAGCTACTATAGAAGTAAACGATACTACAGATATAGATATAGCAGCAGTACAAAAGATAGACTCTGTAAATATGCCAGACAATCCAGGATTCTTCTATGATTAATATAAAAGCACATATAGATAATAGCGGATTCACGGAAGAGGCTGGCGAAAACCTCTACAGGGATATTATTAAGGCTGTAGCTATATCTACTGAGTACGCTCGTAAGATAGCTCGTGAAGATATGCGTAAACCAAAGACTGGTAATATCTATAAAATTCTAGGAGTAGATCATCAAGCCTCTGCACCTGGAGAAAGCCCTGCTGTTCTTACTGGAACTCTTATTAATGGATTATCTACCAGCATAACACCATCCCCTATGATGATAACAGGTCAAGTGGCTACTAGCCCAGATGCCTTCTATGCAGGATTTTTAGACGATCAATTAAATAGGCCTATATATAGGAATATAGAAAGTGCTGCGGAACACTTCTTCATGAAACAGTTAGAATCTATATTTGCGAGGATACAGAATTGAGTATTTGGTCTGAATTAATAACTAGAATAAGAACTAACTGTCCTATCTTTAACAATAATGTCTTAGAAGTGGTAGAATTTGCTGCCTTAAGAGGAAATGATGGAGAGATGACAGCAGGTATTCCGTACCCTCTTTGCATTATAGCTGAAGCTCCTAGAGACTTTGTACCTTTACAAGGAAACTCTTCTGAGCAGATAGTTAACTATAATTTTGCTACTATAGTAGCGGTAGAATTTATAGCTCGTAATAAAACTACAGAGACTCAAGTAACTAATAGAGCTATCACTCTAAGTAATTCTGCATTTACTCTAAGTAATAACTATCAGGAATTTCTATCTAGCGTAGTAGTTAAAAATGCAAACAATACAGTTACTTACAAAAATAAAAAAGACTATTTCTTTAACCCTATAAGTAATACTATTCAAGTATTTAGCGGTTCTGGCATAGCAGCTAACGCTGCGTTATCTGTTACCTACTTATCTAAAATAGGCGGTAGAAGCATTATGGATCTTCGTGAGAGATGCTACCACCAATTATATAACTGTCTTATAGGTTATTTCGTTACCTCTATGCCTCGTGCAGCTAAAATATATTGTACTGGTACTTTCCATTTAGACTTCACAGATAAAGTTTTATGGGGGCAGGTAAACTGGCAAATGCCTTCAGTTATTAAGTCAGATCTAAACATAGTTATACCTGAAAATAACTACCCAATACAAAATATATTCACTCACACACAAACCACTTACCCTGATTTTGATGAGGATGGGCTGGATAAAACGGATTACACAAACGTCCAAGGAGACTGTTATGGTGCTTGATAAGGATACCGCAGAGGATAGATTATTCAGTCAAGACATGGTGAACAGTGAACTTGCTAACATGCTTACTAATATCTTGCGTGTAGGTAAAGTAAGAGAGTTATCCACAAACGGAAAGAGAGTTAATCTAGAACTGGAAAATGGTTTAGCTGATGGGAATGTAACTGGAATGATCCCAGTACTAATGACTGGATCTGCAAAAGTAACTGACTATAAAAAACCTAAAGTAGGAGATACTATGTTATTCCTATGTGTGGGATCTACTTTGAACACTGGTTTTGCCTTACCTTATATTATGAATGGGTCTGTAGATCCTACAGGGAAAAAAGACTGGCATGTATTTTCGGATAATGGATTTAATCTTTTCTACGATCTTCCTAATAAAGAATTTAAAGCAAGTATAGCAGGAGGAGCTAGTTTATCCCTCAAAGAAAACTCAGGAAAGTTAGCTTTAGGTAATACATCCGTAGAGTTAAGTGCTTCCAGTGCAACAATTATTGCAGGTGGTACTACTGTTACTGTAGGCTCGGCTGGGCTACAAGTTAACGGTGTAACTCTAATGGTTCCTTAATGACTGCTATTCATAGAAACACTGGCGAAATAATTCAAGAAGACGGAGCTATCAGTGCTGAGCTAGTTACTGGTTTACAGAACATATATACTTTATTATCTACCCCTCTAGGGAGCAGAGTCTATAACAGGTCTTGGGGAAGTAATCTTCCTAACCTTTTAGACCTCCCAATAAACGACACTACGCAGCTTTTAGTGTCTAGCCAAGTAGCTATAGATATAGAGAAAAACCTATACGACTTCCTAGTGGAGTCTGTCTCTGTAGATCTGTCTGAGGCTGTAAGTGGAACTATGAATATTACTATTAATCTATTCTTCGTGCCTGAGAATAGATTTGTTACATTAGCAGGAGTTAAATTAAGAAATGGCTGATCCAGTACTAATTGAAAATATAGACTTTACGACTGAGTATACTCAGTTAGTAGAGAGCTTTAAAGAAAAGAGCAGTAACTACACTAACTTTACAGATGCAGATCCTTTGATGCACATGCTTGCGATTTGTGCTGGTCTAGGAACTGATTTAAAATCTTTAGTAAATTTAGGTATACTAGAAAACTTTGTAGATACTGCAAGTGGTCAATGGTTAGATTTAATAGGTGCTAATAAACAAGTTATCAGACTTTTGCTCCAAGAAGCAGATCCTAATAATAGCCCTCCTACTGCTGCTATTTATGAATCAGATGATGATTACCGCTTAAGAATAAAAAATGCTCCTCCTAATAATGCTGCTACAGCAGAAGAGTATGAATACTTTGCTACTCAGTTTGATGCAAATATAAGATCCGCTAGAATCGAAAAACTTAACGCTAATTCTAATTTACTCACTATGTCTATCGTAACTAGAGATAATAACGGAGTTGCTTCTACAGGATTAAAAAACTCTTTGAGTACATATCTTAACAGCAGAGCTATAAGAGCTATAAACGATGTAGTAGAAGTCGTAGGAGCTACAGCTTCCACTGTTAACGTAACAGCTACTATAACTTTACTTAAAGGTGCTTCCGCTACTGCATTTAATGATCTGCCAGGAATACTAACTACTGCATTTAACGCTATTAATGACATCGGCAGAGACATAACTTTATCTTGGCTAATAAAAACTTTAAGTACTTCTTCCGTATATAAAGTGCAGTTAGTATCGCCTGCAAGTGACGTAATCGTAGGAGAAACAGGATTTGCTAAGTTAGGAACTATTAACTTAACTTTAGCTCCGACAAGTGGGTATTAATAGATGAGTGAAAGAACTGTAATAGTACCTCCAAACTCTACACAGCTAGAAATTGATCTAGCTAATACTATATATGATTATCTAAGAGCTAATATAAGTTATATAAGAACCTTAAGAGGTTTTCGCTACGGCAGTATCCCGACTAATCTATTGACCGCAGTTATAGAAGATTTAGGTTTGGGTGATTTGACTAAATATATCCAAGACCCTAGACAAGTAATAATAGACGGTCAAAAATGGAGTCTGCATAAAGGCACACCTTTAGCTTTCGACATAGCTATGACTTGGCTATTCCGAAATGACTTATTAATAGAGAATAGTGAATCGTGGCACTGGACTAACGTGGAAGTTTATTTACAAACTCCAGTAGAAGACAGAGACGAACTAAGAAACATAATTGAATTAACCAGAGCTAGCTTACCTGCCAGAGCTACGTTATCTAGAGTATGGGCAGGCAGTGACATTCCTGCTATGGGGTTAAACATCAACTCCGAGCTTAACGGATCTATTTTAAATGTGCCAGGTGGTGTATGGGATGAAGAATTTAAACTATGGTTATTTCTTAACTATGGCAGCTCTACTTTATTTATAAGCGACATATACTCTACAGTTGAATCATCCTCTGGTATAGGAGTATCTAAAGAAGTAGGCTTTGATGACGAACTTCTAATGTTCAATGGACTTAGAAGGCCTATAGGAGAGGTTTCTTCTGGTATAGGGGTAGGTGTTAATACTTATGTCCCTAGACCTGCTGTAACAGTAAGTGATATTCCTAATTTCTCTAAGGCAGTTAATGTGAGTGACCTTCAGGAGTCCTTCTTGTCGCAGGCTCAACTAGTAACGCCTTAGCATTAGATTCGTGTAGTATAATTACGATAGACATATTGTCTGTAATAAATCCGTGCCTAATCAAAGAATAGTTAACTCAGCCAAAATAATCCAAGCTCAAGCCCTTAAAGAAAAAGGCTCAAGTGTTTATCTAGCGATCGGTAGTGGTTCTTCTTCTTGGGATACAGAGATTCAGGTTAACAAGACTTTTGTAGCAGACCAATTCACTTTACTTCCTACTAACGCATACGCAGATCAAGTTAAACTTTATTTATTAAATACTCTAGCAACACAGTATGTTAGCGGTATAGATTTTTTATTCGACACTGAGACTGGTATCTGTACTAGAGTTGTGGGTGGAGCTATAGCAGCTAACGCCACTGTAACTGTAGTTTATAAAGCTATAGGCTTAGTTACAGCAGTACAAACTGCACTAGTAAATGAGGTAGGTAGACGTAGAGCTTCTTTATCCTACGCAGTGATAGATAATGTTAATGGGTCGTACCTAATTAACGGAACTAAATATTCTATATCTGGAACTCCTACTGAATTTTTAATTGCGACTGTAACTTTCCCTGAAGGTGAGCTTACAGGAACTCCTATAAGAGAATCTGGATTATTCTTCTCTGTAGTACCTGATCTGACTTCTTACACAGTTACTAGGACATTTAGTACTAGCAAGATAGTCATTGATACGGATATTCAAAATGGTTATAAAACTGCGAATAATGTTGTGGTCAAATCACAGAATTTAGTTACTACTTATGTAGCAGGAACCGATTATATTTTAGATGCAGAAACTTCAGAAGTTTGGAGATTACCTACAGGAGCTATAACAGGCGGACAGATAGTTTCTGTTACCTATGAGAAAATAGCTTCTGAGCTTTTACTTCCTGCTGATATAACAAATATAGGTACACTGTATTTAGCTAAGACTGCTCCTACTATAAACAAGTTAGCAGAAGCATTTTACACAGACACATTCCTGATTCAGCTAACTAGATAACCACATGGTAAACTTCCCTCAAAATTATCAAAACTTATTCGATCCTGATAAGGATTATACTAAGCATTTACATTACCCTAAAAAGCTTTTAACTGCTGCTGAAGCTAATGAACTACAGGATACCATTGATTATAAACGTCAAAAACTAGCAGACATCCTCCTACATGAAGGAGATATAGTTTCTGGCGGATCTCCTGTTGTTAAAGCTGGGGGAGAGGTAATAATTCCTGCTGGAGCTGTTTATGTAAATAAAGACATTAGAAAATATGCTCAACAAACCTTTACTATTCCTACAAACGTAAAACTTAAACTTGGAGTATTCTTAACTCAAGAAATTATAACATCTGTAGAAGACCCAGATTTACTAGATCCCTCTGGCAGTATCGCTCCTGGAGTAACTTACGCATCTTCTAATCTAGAAACTTCCCAAAGACTTAAAGAGTCTGTTAACTGGGGTTACGTAACTGCTGCTGGTACACGTTCTCAAGCAGGTGGTATATTCTACCCTTCTGTAGATGTGGATAACGGTGTGTTAATTATAGTAGGTACTGTTCCAGTACTTGCTGAAGTAGAAAATTTAGTAGTTAATTATAACAACAATGTTAATGGTTCTTATGTCATTGATGGTGTAGGCATTAGCTTTGACTACGATGATACCGAAGATGGCGAGTATGTGTACAGTGTCGAGCCAGGTTTAGTAGCAGTTCTAGGTCGTCAAATATCTAGATCTACCTCTCAGAGAATAGAGTTTGCCAAAGATCCTGACACACAAGCTGTTACCTCAGATCCAGATACTATTAGCACTGGAGCTAGGACTTTTACTGCAACTATCACTAAAGGTGCTGCTAATGGGGTCGATGCTCTTCCTAGACCAAATGTTTTATCTATAGTTTCTGTTAAGCAAGGCGGTACTACTTATACCGTAACTACTGATTATACTTTATCAGGTAATAATATTTCTTGGGCTGCTGGTGGAGCTGAGCCTACTACAGGATCTACATATACTGTAGAGTTTACTTTTACAGGAGCTATTATCACAGTAGATAGAGGGCCTATTAACGCTGTTTCTGGAGTTACTGCTCAGTTAAGAGTAACTAAAACTTTAACTAGAGGTATCACTGCAAACGGAGCAGATAACTTGCCTGCTGGATTTATCCCTGCTGTTCAAATTATAAGTATCGCTGGATACACACAAGGTACTGATTACACACTCGTAGGAAGTACTGTAAGCTGGGCTCCTGGTGGATCTGAGCCTATCGCAGGTGCTACCTATGATGTAGTTTACACATACAATAAATCCATACTGCCTGATGCAGGATCTATAGGGTATGGCACCTTTACTATATCTAACCAAGGAGCTGACGGAACTATCGAAAACGGTACTGTCTGTAACACTAACTATACCTATAATTTAAAAAGAGTAGATCTATTAGAGATCACTGAAAAAGGAGTTATTCGTAGAGTCAAAGGCAGAGCTGACTACGTTAGTCCTAACGAACCTACAGAATCTTCGGATGCTTTAGGTTTAGCTGCTGTATATCTAGACTTCTTTAATGCCCCAGTAGTTAGACGTGTAGGCAACATACGAGTTAACCAAAAAGAGCAAACTAAACTTAAAGGAAGCATAGCTTACCTAAATGAGGTTGTTGCGGATTTAGCTCTACAAGTGGATTCTATCAAAACTAGTGCTAGACTTTCCACTACTCCCCCTAAAGGAATATTCACAGATAAATTCTTTGACACAGATAAACAAGATCCTGGTAAGAGTAATACTCTAAGCACGTTTAATGGCTTAGTATTTTTGCCTATGACTTTAACTAAAGATACTTTAGATAATGCAAATAACTTAACTGCCCAGACCTTAAGCTTCACAGAGGAAGAGATAGTGGTTCAGAGTAAGTACTCTGCTGCTATGAAGATCAACCCTTTTGCTACATACACCCCTCCTCAACCTGCGGTGTTAGATATTAAATTATCCCAAGAGATTAAGGATTACATTGACGCGCTCATGGTAGGCACTACTAACCCAGACCCAGGGGCTTGGATACCTTCACCAGACACCCCTGCTGTGGATCCTGATACTGGGACTCCTAAGCCTGCTGCTGCTGGACTAAATTATGCCCAAACCCTAGCTGCTCTATTGGCTGCAAAAGGTAAAACAGAACTTACACCTAAAGGGCAAGCAAACTTGTTGAGTGCCTTCGCTAAAGCAGAGTCTTCTGGAGTTACCTTAACTAGCGTTACTATAGGCAGACACACAGGAAGTATTCCTCCTAGCGGTACTGTAGTTCAGGTTACTAAGAAAAAAGGATAATATATTATGGCTATTACTTCAGATGTAAACGGAGACTTAAATTTCACATTAGACATACCAGACGGTACTTTAGCTGCTGGTATCCATGACGTAGTTATAAATTTATCTAATGGTAAAACATACACTACAAAATATGTAAACAAACCTAACTTAACTCCTGCGGAGATAAGATCTATATACGCTACCGCTGGAACTGATTTATTTGCTCCTATAGCTCAGACTTTTACTCTCAGCGAAAATAGAGACTTAACTGCGATAAGCTTAAACATTAATAAATTCTCAGGAACAGATGACGTAATAGTCCAAGTCAGAGAAGTTAATGCTGGTAGCTTACCTAGCGACAAAGTACTTTCCGAGTCTAGGGTTTTAGCTGCTAGTATACAAGCTTTTGGAACCTTTACTAAGTTCACCTTATCCCCTGTTACTCCTTTACTGGCAGGTAGAGAGTACTGCTTTGTGGTACTAACTAAAGATATAAATTACGCTATTGGGGTAGCTGAATTAGGTAAGCCTGATTCTGTGTCTGGTGAGCTTATAGCTAGTCAGCCTAATACTGGAGTTTTACTAACCTCTTCTAATGGCTCCGCTTGGACTGCTGAACAAAATAAAGATTTACAGTTTAAGCTACACGCTGCAAACTATACCTCTACTACTAGAACAGTGAGCTTAGGAACTGTTACAGGCACTAACATTTCAGACATACTAGTTATGGCTACTGAAGAGTTACCTGATCCTGACACATCTATAAACTATACAGTTACTTTACCAGATGCTTCTACTGCTGTGCTAGATAATTTAACAGCAACAAATTTACAAGGGTATAAAACTGGTAATTTTTCTGTAGTTGCTAACTTAAAAGGAACCTCTAAAAGATCCCCTATATTATTCCCTAACACTAGATTAGAGATGGGAACTATTGCTTTAGCTGGTAACAGATATAGTTTGAGATTCTTTGTACCTGACAGTTTTACTTACAGAGTTAAACTGGAAGCTAAAATAGTTGGTAGTGGGTCTTTCACTGTAGCTGTAGAGTCTGGCACTGCTAATACTTATTTGGCAATGACACAAATAAGCTCTACTCCTTTAGCTGACGGATTCCTTGAGTTAGTTTATGAAAAAACTTCCTGCACGGAGGTTGACTCATTAAACTTATCTTCTATAAGATTAGCTGGAACTTTACCTACTGCTGCGGATAGAATTTATCTGAGAAACTTAAGGGGGTGGTCTGTTTAACCTATGGCTAGAACCATAATTGTCGGCAACACTAAGCATAGTCTTGACGAAACAACTAATTTCAGTTTTCCTGTCCCTAACGAAAATATACCAGGAAGTATATTAATAGAAGGGTTAGATCAAGCTATCACCGAAATAGATACTGCTTTAGATACTGTTAGGGATAGTGCAGTTGCTTCAGCTAGTAGCATAACTACACTCACCAACACCAAAAAGAATATTAGGCCTATGCCTACTACAGCTACGATCACTAGAGATGGGAACGGCAATATCACTTTATACCAAACCGCAGAGGAGACTTTAAATAATTTTGTCTACACATTAGATGTTTTAAATAGCTATAGATCTACTGTCAACGGAGTTACTTATCAAGTTACTTTAACTAGAGATGGTAATGATGATATTACAGCTATCGGAGTAACTACATTGTAGGTACACTTTGTATAGTGGGAATCATCAGTCTAAACATTACGGAAGATACTGCAAAGATATTATCTGACATATTACTTATTTTTGTGGGTAACTGGATACCTGTAGTAATATTTACTCTTTGTTTATCCTTTATAGCAGTTTTAGTTTTTCTCTGCACAACTCAATTACCTAGACTTTTTTCATCTGTGGTAGCTTTCATAGATACTGCTACGGTAAGTTTTCCAGTAATAACTAAAAGCATTAACGATCTTACTCTCAATGTCGAGAAGATGAATACTGCCCTCACCCCTCTACTAAACATACACTCCAGAATGGATACCCTGAGAACTTTCATAGGGGAGGAGTTTGATACTGTTAAGCACAATATTGAAAGATTAGGACGTAGACTTCCATAAAGCGACTCGAAGTACACTCTTAATATATGACCTTGTGTCATTAGGAGTTTTTCACGAGATGCCTTTTCACCACGGAAACAAATACACAACCGAAGTTCTGGCTAGACCAGCTACAAATGTTAGCAGCACTGCGATAGTTCTTTTAGGAACAGCAGGTAAAGGGCCGAACGTACCTACTTTATGTAATTCTATAGACGAAGTTATCAGACAATTTGGAGCTGTGACTAACGATGAGTTCACCATTCCTAAAGATGCTGCTGATATATTTATCCAGTCGACAGTTCCTTTAATAGTAATAAATGTTTTGCCTAGTGCTACTGTTGCTTCTGTAACAAGTGAGAGTGTAGTTTTCGGAGCTAATGGAAAAGCTAAATTAGCTAACGGATATGTTTCTGCACTAACTACAACTACTGCAATCACAACTAAACTAAGATTTTCTTCAAACAACACTATAACTTTACCTGTAGGTATCACTGCGGTAACTTCAGTTAAGTCTGCTGACGGAGTAACTACTTACAGTAACTCTACAGACTATAACGTCTCCTCTAATGTCATAACTAACTTGCTAGCTACTATCCCTGCTGGGGCAGAAGTTCTTATAGCTTATACAGCTACTTTAGCCGCTAATACAGACTATACATTAGTTGCTGAAACTGGAGTTCTAACTAGAACTGCTGCAAGTAAAATAGCTCCTAGAGCTACTATAGTTGCTTCTTACTCTAAAGTAAGCGGTGCTGCTATAACTGGCACTAATGTAATCGGGACAAACTCAGGCGGAACTAAGACTGGTGCTGAGCAAATAGCAGATATTACGTCTACTTTAAAAATAGATTTAGGTAACGCTATACTAATAGCCCCAGATTGGACTTACACTATTCCAGCAGGAAATGGATTTAATGCAGTTGTTAATAAACTTTTAACATTAGCTAATACTTGCGGTACTACTGTAGTAACAGACACCCCTAACACTACTAAAGAAGATGCAGTATCTTATGCTTACAATAACCCTTCAGATAGAGTCCTAGCTGTAGGTTTAGGCTTCATTAAAAAAACTATAAATGGTCAATTATTAACTAGACCTTCAGCAGCTTCCGTTGCAGGGTTAATAGCTAGTACAGACAACTTAGTAGGCGGTGTAACTCTATCTCCTTCTAACAGACTTATCAAAGGTATTGAATCTTTAGCTAAGCCAGCTAGCTTCAACCTAGCAATCTTCTCTGAAGAAGGTGTAGCCTCTGATACTAACTATCTAAACGAAAACGGTGTAGCGACTATTATAAATAATAACGGCTTCAGACTTTTCGGTAACTATTCTACTTCCCAAACACAAGATCAATCAAGATTCTACTGTGTTAAGAGAGGTATAGACTATCTAGGAAGAATAATCTCTAAAGGATCTATTCAGTTTATAGACGCAAAAATAACTGCTGGTTATATTGATTTAGTTACAGAGTATCTAAACGATCAGTTACTAACTTTAAAAGGACAAGAGGTTATTTTAAATGGTGAGGCGTGGCCTGCTAGTGCAGACATAAACACACCTGCTGAATTACTTGCTGGTAATGTTTACTTCAACATTGCGGTTAGCTTCCCAAGCCCAGCACAAACAATCAATATTTTAACTAAAGTAACAAACGGATACGTTACTGAATTTACGGAGGCTGCGGTAATATAATATGGTTCAAGGTTCAAGAATTTGCAGAAACTTCACTCTTAGCGTAAATCTCCAAGATTTAACAGGTAAAGCTAAGAGTGTTATGAGACCTAATGTCAGCAACGAAGTCGAAAGCTATCGTCCTGCTGGTTTTAGTGCCCCAGTCCCAGTCAAGACTGGTTTAAAGGCTATAGAGATGGAGTTTACTCTATTCGACATTAACCCAGATATTCTTTCACTTACTGGTTTAAACCAAGGTCAAAACGTAAGATTTATTCTAAGAGAAGTAGTCCAATCGGAAGATGGTTCAGAGCATACATGGTATCACACTGGTGCTGGCATGGTTACTGAAGAAGATAAAGGAACTGCTGAAAATGGTGCTGGTCTAGGCGAGTACAAGTTTAAATTACAGTTAAGACAGTACAAAGAAATGTTTGATGGTAGAGTGCTTAAAGATATAGACATCCCTAACCTTAAAGAAGTTATTGGCGGATTAGATCAAGCAGTTAATTACAGACGTATCCTTGGTATCGGAACCTCTCTCTAAGGACGTAGTATAATTACGGTCAGATATGACCGATACTCCAAACAAACCACTTAATAAAGAAGAAGCTCAAAAATTAAAAGCAGATCTTGATGATAGTATAGCATTACTTCTAGGTAATACTGATATAGATGTTGAGAAAAAAGTTAAACTGGCTCAACCTATTTTAGTTCAGACTTTAGAGTGTAAAGAACTTATAGTTAGGCAATTAACACTTGCTCAGAAAGTTACTTTAGCTAAAGCTGGGGTTAAGTTAGATCCTGACAAAGATGGGGTATCAGATAGCTATTTAAGCTGGCCTGATACTAAACCAGATAAATTTTTAGAGTTGATGGCAGCTTGTACTTACAGTGCTGATAATACTGACGTACAGTTAAGTAAAACTGAATTAGGTTTTCTCTGCTCCTATGATGCAGCGAAGTTAGCTACCGCTTTTTTTTCCTTGACTATCCAGTAAAGGATAGTGAAACTTGGACTAATATTTTTGATAACGTAGCATACCTTTCTAGGACTATGCACTGGGACTACAATACTTGTATGGGCTTTACTATTGGTGAGCTTAATTTTTGGTGTAATACTGCAAGTAGAGCTATTACTAGAGAGAATGAAATAGTAGAGTACGAAATGAATAAATCTAGGAATAATAGTAATTGAAATCTGACTCTAGAATAACCATGCAGCTTGTTGCTACTCTGACGAAGAGTTTTATGTCTTCGTTTAAGACGGCTGGCGACACAGTAAAAGATTTTGAGAAGAGAGTTAAAAAATTAGATGATGCCTTAGACATATCTAATAAAATGAAGAAGATGGAGAACGATTCCAAGGCACTTGGAAACTCCATAAAGAAAACTGAAGAGAAGTTAAACAAACTTCAGCAAGAAGCTGCTAGAACTGGAGATGCTTACGGTACTTTAACGCAAGCTATAAACAAACAGAAAGCTAAACTAGAAGAGTATAGAAATAAACAAAAAGCAGTTAACGATCAAGTAGCTCAAGCTTCTAATAAGCTTCGCAGTTATGGTGTTGAGGCTAGAAGTGCTGCTGAGTCACAGCAAAAATTAAACGCTAAAATAGCTGAAGAGAAGAGATTATTAGATCAGCAAAAACAGCACGAGTCCAGAAAGAATATGGCTAATGGGCTTAAAGGAGTTGGTCGTGGCATGGTTGCTGGGGGCTTTATGTCCTTTGGTGCTGGCTTAGGAACTCTATATACAGCTCATAACTTTATGAAGAAGTCTATGCACGTAGAAAGACAGCTTGCTTTAATGAGGGCTATATCTTCTGATGATAAATCTTTTGATTTAAAAACTGCTGAAGCTAACATAAGAGAAGTAGCCTTAAAGAGCGGTATCACTATGGATACTCTAGCTAACCTCTCTGTGGACTTATCTAAAGCAGGTATAGATTTATCTAAGCAAGTAGGCCCTAGAGGCATGTTAAAGACTATGGCAGATATGTCTCTGGCTACTGGAGAATCTCCTGAGACTGCCATGAAGATGTTATCTCAAATACAAGCTACTTTTAGTAAATCTTTAAGTAAGGATAAAACTTTACGTTCTACTGGCTACGATACTAGAGATGCTTTAAACATGATCGTACAGGCTGCTAACGATTCTATCATATCCGTAAGTGATATGAACGAGTCCTTTAAGTTCCTAGCTCCTACTATGGATATTTTAGGTGTTAGTCTTGCAGAAAGTGCAGCTATGGTTACTCAGATAGGTAAAGGTAACTTACGTGGCGGTCAAGCTACTAGATCTTTTAAATCTGCGATGTTAGGATTTGCCTCACCTACTAAAAAAGCCACAGACACTATAGCTACTTTCAGAGAAGAGACTGGATTTAACTTTGACGTGTGGACTGATACAGGTAACTTTAAAGGTCTAGACTATATGGTTGAGAGATTAACTACTCTAAGAGAGTTAGTTTCTAATAAGAGCTATTTAGATTTCGTTTCTAACGTATTTCAAAAAGAGGCTGCGGTAGCTATTTTGCAGCTTACCAAGAACGGTACTAAAGATTTAGTAGCCTATAGAACTGAGTTAGCTAAGATCCAAAACTCAGCCAAAGAAGATTTAATTGGAAGCTCTGCTGTCAATCAACTCAAAACAGTAAGCGGTGCTGTGGACTTACTTAAAACTCAGTTTGATGAGTTGGCTGCTGTGATGTTCTTTGATCTAGGGGGTAAAGAGATTCTTAAGCAGACCCTCACGGATATGAGAGGTTTGGTTGGGGTCATAACCGACATAACTAAAGCTAATAAGGGGATGGTGCAAGGAATAATTGGAGCTGTACCTTGGCTAGGTACATTAGGGATTGCTTTTGGAGCTTTGAGTATGGTTACTGGAAGTGTTTTGTCTACCATAGGGGATGTAGGACTAGGGGTATTAGCTTTTCAGAAAATATTCCCTAAGGCTTCCGCTGCTATAGCAACTTTTGCTTCTGGGGCTATAGGCTGGCTTAGTAAGGTGGCTGTGGCAGCTTGGGCTTCTCTTGGCCCTTACGGTCTGCTTGCACTTGGTACTGCTGCTATAGGGTATGGAGCGTACAAAGGGTATGAGGCTATAAGCGATAATATATCGGAAAGTAAAGCTAGAAGAGCTTTGGAAGAGAATGGTGGGTGGACTGCGGATTCTGTAATGAATCCTGAGTTCAAAGCCCAGAAGGAACGAACTTCACAAGACAGGAATACCATGTTTGAAAGAAGCATTTCTAAAGCAGCTATTCAGAATGTTAATAACGGTAATAACCACGTGGTAATAAATATAGACGGCGATGTTACCCAAGCGGTATTTGACGACCTTAAAAACCTATTCAAGACTCCTGGAGTAACTCCTGTGATTCCTGCCTTTATAGGCACTGGGTCTGCTTTTAAATCAAAGGATGGGTTTAACTAATGCCATTAATGCGACTAGGTGATTTTATATTTAACTCTTACACGACTAATTTTCAGGAGTCGGTAAAGCGATATTCTTGGGAATGGGCAGAAAGAGATAAGCTAGCTGGGGAAAACTCTCTTAATAATGGTGGAGTAAAAGCTCCTATCAGAATACTCACTGGTACTATATTTCACGACTTACAGTTAAATGTAAACATACTAAATACTATCAACACCCTATTCGGAAACCAATCCCTAGAACAACTAAAGAGGATGGGAGATGCTAGTGCTAGAAGCGGTGAGTCCTACCCTCTCTTTGACGGTATAGGCAGGAATCTAGGCAGGTGGGTAATAGTAGACTTAAACGTACAAGAATCTAAATACAATGAGTATGGAGTAGCTATTAAACAAGAGTTTACTATGGAGTTAAAGCAGGATATAGAAGCTACTAGACTTAGTGTTAATACTCTACTGGATTATGATGTATTAAAAGTCAGTGCGGATAATATGTTTATAGTAAAAACTAAGGAAGGGCTTAGAGGCATCTCTGATGCCACAACAAAAGTGAGTGATTATCTATTTTGAGAATTTATAGCACTATTCAAGGAGATACTTTAGATCTGATAGCCTTTAAATACTATGGCTACGAAAGAGGTACTGCCGAAAAACTTTATAGCTTTAATCCACATCTAGTAGATTATGATTTTATCCTACCTCCTGGAATTAAAATAAACCTACCAGAGCTTAGCAGAGCTAAAGCTAATATTCAAGAGCTAGTAACATTATGGGATTAACTCCAAGCTTTAAAATTTTAAACGAAGCAGGTAAAGAACTCCTTGAGCTTATGGGGAGAGTTTTATCTATTACTGCTACTGATGAGTCAGGACAGAAAAATGATAAGCTAGATCTAGTTTTGTATAACGATAGAAAATTCTTACATCCTAACGTAGGATTTAAAGTGCAATTATACTTAGGGTATTTAGAAGAGGGTTTATATAAAGTAGGTAACTATACCTTAGCTACCGTAGAGTATAGCGGGGATTCTACGGATGAGCGTGTAATACTAAACTTTAAAAGTGCATCCTCTAACCCTGCTTTACTAGATAATAAAACTAGATCCTTTGTTAATAAATCTGTAGGCTATATAGTAAATAAGATCTGTTTAGAGTCTAGCTTGCAAGCTAGAATAGATCCATATTTCTTTACTGTTAATGTGAATAAAGATCAATCTGGCATTACTAATCAACGTCTGCTATTTGATCTAGGTCAAGAGCATGATGCTTTTACTAAGATTCAAGGTAATGTTTTAGTATTTGCTAGACGTGGCCCTGACACTCTTATTAACTCGTTAGTGCAGTTACCTAAATTAGATTTAGAATACAAAAGAGACATCATAACTTACAGTGGACAGGAAGATAAGTCAGTAAACTTTTCTAGTGTTGGGGTTAAGTATAGAGCTGTAGCTTCCAACGGAGATATAACTACCGAGATGGCAAGTGTAGGTACTGGAGAACCACTTAAAATACTGAATGAAATAGCAGGTAATGAGGACGATGCTTTAAGAAGAGCTAACACTGCCTACAACCAAATTAGCAGAGGTAAGAGAAAGCTAAATATTTCTACGGAGGGTAAATTCAGAATCCCTGCCGAAACTAGAGTTAACGTAACTGGGTTGCCTGATATACTAAATGGAAATTATGCAGTTATTAAAGTTATGTATAACTATAACAAAAAAGGTGACTATACAGTTTCTTATGAGCTTAATACTCATATCCCTGCAACTGAGAGTAATCCTAGAAGAGTTATACTCAGAGCCCCTGAAGATGCGTTAGATAATGACGTAGATCCAGAAGGTGATGGAGATGATATTTTACCTGGGCTTATTCCTTAGCCTTTGTACTCACCGATCTTCCACTCTTCTAGCATATATTTAGAAGTCTTATTACCTATTCTAAAGTTACCATAAAACCCAATACCGTCATCAACTTTATTTACTATTTCTACGAACGGGTTGGTAGGAGAATACTGCACATATATAGTCTGTAGAATATCCTTAAACTCCTTAGCAGATTGATTTTCAATATTAAATTTTAAGATACTTTTATCAGGCAAATCTTTAAATATGTGTAACCAAGACTTTCCTAAGAAATGTTTAGCATGAAAATATCCTTCTTTATCTACTGGCTCACCCCCATGAGTAATAGTAGTAGATATTTTATACTTACCTACAGATCCTTCTGTAGCCTCGATTAAGTTAGTTGATATTTCTTGCATTATATTCACTCCAAATTCTAGTAGCTAAGTAAGTTTCTTCATTCCTCTTGAATGAAGGGATTATGTTTTTCATGTGATCCTCTATTTTCACTTCTTCTCCGTTCAGGAAATCCAGCACACACTCTTCAAGTAAAAATTCTACATCTGTTAATCCGTAGTTTAAATTTTTAAGTTTAGCTGTTACTTCACTATTAAACACATTAGCATAAAACTCAGAAGGCACAGAAATATATTTCCCTGCCTTGCTTTTTATGAATAGTGCAATGCTGTCTTCCGTAGGTAAATCAGCATAAAAATATTCATTAAGTCTTCCTCTTCTTATTAATTCAGGAGGTACAGAACTTACAGAGTTACCAGTTAAAACAAAAAATAAAGTCCCATTGCTTTGCATGAAATCTAATAATTTCTTAAGTATTCTTTGAGTAGTTCCCGAATGATCGCTAAGTGTATTAGAAAACATCTTATCCACTTCATCTATAAGAATTACCGCCCTACCTATGGTAGCTATGTAACGTAAAGCCTGATCTATAGCTTTCTCACTATTACCCTGAAAACTATCCAAAGCAGAATGAACATCAAATAGATATACTGGGCAGTTTAGTATCTCAGCACACTTAAAAGCAGACATGGTTTTACCTGTACCTGGAACTCCAAAAACAGAAATACCTTTAAGTTTAATTCCAGTGTTATTATCAAAGCATATAGCTCTTCTTTTAAGCCATGTGGTTAATCCATTCATTCCTACTATCTCAGTAGAATTAGTAATTAGTCTAACTAAAGGATTTCTTTTACATAGATCCTCTAAGTACCCTTCTAAATAGTCTGTGAGGTTTACTCTGTCAAACTTAAACTTAAAATCTAAAGCATCTTGCTCAGTGCAAATTACCAATACTACTTTATCTCTATAGTCTTTCTCCACAAAAGATTCTAAAGCTTTATTAAGAGTAGAGATACTTTTAGTTATCTCAGGAACCATAATTATAAATGGAGTAATTTCTGCATTTCTTTGTTTAGGCTTTAAAAGATATGTCTCAAGTGCAGTTTCGTAAGTATTACTTATGTTACTGGCAGCTATAGTTTTTGTGCCTTTAGTTATCTCTAAGATAGATTTTTCAGGTGTTAAAGTTATACTTCTAGTTAAGAAGTTCTTAGCTTTAGATAAAAATTCTGATTGTGCTTGTTTTGCGTAAGGTGTAGCAAACACTAGAACTTTACCTCTTTTTACTTTAAACAGATTTTCTAGATCATTATCCACATTCCAATGATAGCACATCAAATCTAAAAGGTCTAGGAAGCCCTAGAAACTATTAAAAATAATCAAAGATTAAAGTATTGGGGTAAGTGTATTTTTGTTTGTTATGGGCGAACCTAGATATGTCTGATTTACTTTTTGGTAATTTTTCCCAACGCCCCATCTTTCCCCCACACCCCCTATCTACTCGTTTCACTCGGTAAATACTAAGAAGAAACAACATAAACTTTAATAGTTTCTAATAATCTCAGACTCTTTGAATAGTTAGTCTGGGTAGGGAAATATACGAATTATATGTAACTATGGAGGAGACTAGTTAATTTTAACTTTACTTACTTTTGGGAGTTAGTAGAGATAGAAATAACTAGGATTTAGTTATCTTAGGGTGGGGGTGCGGGGGAGGGGAGGTACATAGTAAATTATGTTATAATTAAGCCATGACAGAAAATACAAAGAGAATTATATTTACAGATTATTTAGCTAACGCACAAAGAATATCTTATCTTCCTATACTAGAAGCTTCTGAGGCTATAATAAATAAAAGCCTTGACAATGACACCTTAAACATTGTTTATGATACAGAGAAACTAAAAGCTCACGCTAAAAAAATGAAGAAGTTATCCAACGAGGGGAAAACATTTAACTATTTAGACATTTTAGCTACACAATACGCAAATAATATTATAGAAATGTCGGTAGACGTGGTATAATTATAGAGTAAATGCCGTACGAGGTTTTTGTCAATTTCTAAATGCCTTAGAAAAAAAAATGTTGTAAAAGAAGAGGGGAAACCCTCTTTTTTTACGTTTATGTTAAGATGTAGTATAATATTTAAGTAGGTTAACACCCTATAATAGGCATTTCAACCATTGACAAAGAAAGCATTTATAAACAAATATTCATACGTTCCTAAGCAGACTTACTTAGACATGGAAGAGTATTTAAAAGATTTTAGTATAGCCGTTAGGCATTTAATTTATCATATAATAAATTGCACCTTAAGAGAGTATGACAAAGAACATACAACCTGGGTTCCGATACCATCTACAGCTATAAATAAAGAGCTAGGGCAAAATGTAAGAGTTAAAAACTTAGAAGAGCTTGGAATTATAAGTATTAAACCCCTTAATGATTTTGGAAAAACCTATAGCAGATTCGGTCATTTGTGCAGGGAGTATGAGGTTTCAGATACTATTTGGGAGGTCTTCACAAACTCCTTAGATGCAAATAGACATGCAAAAGAGTTTGTTAATCTATTTAACGGCAAGCCTAGAAAAATAATAACTAACAGCAAAGCTACTCTGGGATCTAGAGGGGTTATGCCTAGTTCCTTAGTCTCTAAAGCAGTAAATTCTATGGAGCCTTTCAGGTTTAATGCCAAAAGTACCACAGAGCATATAGAGTTTATGAGGGCAAAGGCAGACTATACAAAGACTGATAAGTTTCGTTACATAGCTGACCTACATGCTTACAACTATATTATGTCTGGATCTGTCTGGGTTAATATGACTGAGGCTGAGTACCATTCAGATTATGCTACGCAGATGTCTGGAAGAGTGAGTGAACTAGGAGGTGGATTCCAATCCTGTTCTAGGCTTATGAAACACGCTGCCTTTTTTGGTATTGAGAACATAAATAATTATGACCTTAAGTCTTCTCAGATACTAGGGGTAATGCAACTATTTGAGGAAGCAGGAATAAGCACTGAGGCCATAGGAAATATATTACAGATAGATAAAGCTAAGACAGCAGCTCAACTCTCACTTACTTTAGACTCCTTCAAGAAAGTTTTGATAGAGATAATACTAGGGGCCGATTTACCAGTATTTGAGAAAGCAGGTAAATGCAAGCACAATAATTCTTTCTACGAAGACATAATGCTTGGAGCTATAGGGGATAGTACAGAGGTGTATAAAAAGGTTTATCAGTGGCTACAACCATTAAAAAAAGATATAGACAAATGGCATAACACCTTACTAGACAAGGCTCTAAGTGATAAAAATGGTAGAAATTATATTTTAAATAAATGCGGTATAAATTTTTATTTAGGTGAGTACATAGATAAAAAAGGCAAGATAGTTAGCAAATCAGAATTGAAAAGACAGTTAGCAGCATTTTACCTCCAAGGACAGGAAGCCTGTTTTATTCACCATTTAACTATCCTCAGTAAAAAATATGGGTTTACAGTTATATCTAACCAGCACGATGGACTATTAACCATAGGGGAGATACCCTCAGAAGCAATCGAGGAGGCTTCTAAGTTATCTGGGCTTAAGTATGCTGAGTTAGAGAAGAAAAATTTTGTAGAAGGTAAGGAGTTTCACCCAGCACCAATAATTCAGGAAATAAAAACTCCTAATATAGCTGAGACTGCGATTAAGCCTACAGTTGAATCTAAGGCTAAGAAAAGAAGAAGACGAAAACCTCCTGACGTTATACCTTTTGAATGGACTTTTGAGGACATAGATTTAGTAGCTCTTATGGAACAGGCAGAACTAGAAGATCGAAGGAAAATGTTATCGGGTTAGTTTTTTCGTGGTATATTGATTACAAAGGACAAAAAACATGAGCGAAGAATTTACAGTTGATAAAGAAAAGGAAAGTTTATTACAAAGGGTGAGGAAATGTCACTATTTCGATAATCTTGTAGACGTAGAATATATAATAGCCGAAGCAATAAGGAAATTTAAAGAAGATAAAGAATTTATCAACAAGCTAAACGAATACCGTGAGGATCTTAAAATAAAAAACTTTCATAATTCCCTCGGGGATAATGCTGGGGGCTTTCATCTTTTTATGCTTAAGTTTAGAGAGAAACTTATAGAGGATATTACTGGAGTTAAGAAGGAGGTCTAGATGGCAAGACGATCTAAATACTTAACACTAAAAAACATAATAGATAAAACTTATTTAGAAGTTTACAAGATTCCTGTAGCCTTCCATGCAAGAAACTTTCAACAAGTTAAGGATGCTTATAATTTTTTAAGTAAAGCTACTAACATAGACATGGAAGACTTCGTTAGGTTTTCTATGGAGAATTGGGTCGTAATCATGAGTAGAGTCGCATCTACTTCTACTAGAGAGCAAGAATGTATGAAGACTTTTCATATAGGCTATTTCACAGCGGCCTTGGAACAGTTCTTAGTTATTTACGCAGATAGAAAAGATTTAATAGGGTATATTGCAGGAGACTTTAGACATAACGAAGTAGTAGATTTAGTTCGCAAAGGATTAAGTAAAGAGGATGCTGAAAAGAAAGTAGAGGCTAAATACAATACAGAAAAACCTAAAGCCAACCCCATTGAGGTAGAAAAATTAATTAAGGAAAATGCTAAACTAAAAGAGCAGATGAGTAACCTACTAGCATCTATGCAGAATCGCCAAACAAAAGATAAAGAAGAAATGGATAGATTAACTACAGAGATACGTGAGCTTAAGGATGTAGTGCAGAAATATAGAACTGGTCAATTACTGCCTACTCTTAACAGGTTAGATTATTCTTTACCTCAGATAGGGGATAGGCCGTCCCCGATAGGACTGAATATGTATCCTAACTTAGAACTAAATATGTACCCTGACTCAGGGGAGAATGTGTATCCTAAATTAGAGAACATTTCTAACAATCTTATTGCAGCTTGGAAAAAGTCCGAAGACTCAGCAGACATATTTAGTAACTGGCACGAAGCAGATGAAGCTAGAAGAGAAGAGATCAGGAAGACTAGGCAGTACATTACACAGCATGAAATGTATGAAGGTTTCTGGGGATTGTTAGACTCTAGTAAAAAGGAAGCTTCTAGCTAAAAGGGAAACGATGACCTTGAATAAACAGCAACACCGACTCAAAAAGAGTATAGGTATAAATGTAAACACCTCTAGAAACTTTGCTGATTATGGAGCAGACGGTGAGAAGGTTCGTGTTTTCCTAAGACAGCTTATGGAGAATCCAGATATACTTTTTCCAGGTAAGATCTACGCAATACAGACTGACGAAGTAGAACTGTATCAGAAAGCTTTATTCCTAATAGCTCAAATACTCAATAAAGTAAATCGCATAGACTACTGTAAAATGATTTCTGTAAATGATATAGTCTCAGGCGAATATACTATCAACTCCATTACCGTAAGAGAGGAGTTAGGCAAGAACCATGTACTTGGAGTTATGGATATGTTTGATGCAGCTAAAGAAAACATAGAGTATATCTCTAGGATACAAAACTTTTTTTCTAAATGGTTAACTGAAGGTAAGAGCTTAGTTTTACTAACTGATAAAAACCCAAGATTAGAGATAGAGGCAAGCCCATACTATAAATGGTTCCAGTCTGTGCTAAAATCTAATCTCATAGGAGGCTTAATTTGAGTTTAGGATTAATTCTAATCAGCAAAGTAGTTAGAGAAAAAGATATTGCTATTTTAACTAGCATAAATACAAAGCTTCTATGGGAAGAAGAATTAAAGATATTCGAGCCTGTAAGAGATTTCTTTAATCGTTATAGAATAATTCCAGACGAGGAGTTTTTAAGAACTGAATATAAAATAGTATTAGCTCAAGAAGCTATATGCACGCAACCTTGCGATTACTACGTGGAGAAATTACGAGATAGATTTGCTAGAGATTCTATAGCGACTTTACTAGAGAGAAAAGATACTTTACTAACTAAGTCTTGCTCAGATATGGCAGATTTAATTTTTGGTGTTTACTCTGAATTAACTACACTAAGCGACAAGAACTATTACTCGGATATGGCTGATAACCTAGCTAAGGCTGAACGCAGAATATATGAAAATAGAACAGGGGCATCTAGAGGTATTCCTATGGGGTTTGGGGAGGTAGACGAGATGCTACTAGGGCTCAGAAAGACTGACCTGATAACATTATCTGCACCTTCAGGAGAAGGTAAATCTTGGATGATTCTACACTGCTTATTAACTGCACAAAATGCAGGGTATAAAACGATGTATATAAACATGGAGATGGATGATGATGAATCCTCTGATAGGATGTTAGCAATGCTCACTCAGATTAATGCAGATTATATAATGACAGGAGAACTTAACTACAAAGGTTTAGAGGCTGTAAAAGAAGCTGTAGCTAAAGCTAAAGAGAAACCACAAATGATATTTGTAGACGGTAATCTAAGCTACAGTATAAACGATCTACTAGCTGCTATTCACTTCTATAAACCAGATGTTATTTTTATAGACGGTGTGTACCTAATGAATGACGGTACTACTGGCTGGAATGGTTCTATGTATGAGAAGCAAAAAGCCGTTATAGAAAAACTTAAACAAGCAAATAAAAAATATAAGATTCCCATAATGATGTCTACACAGAACGTATCTGCTAAGGCTCAAAAGAAAGAAGCTAGTAAAGCTAATATATCTGGGGGAGCTGACATTATAAATGCTTCTTCTGTAGTAATAGAGATAAGAGCTTACGAGAGCGATAATAATTTTTACGAAATGACTATAGTTAAAGTGCGAAGAAACGCACCAGAAGAGAAAAGAAAGTGGTTAATGCGAAGGGATATGAGCATACATAAATTTGAATTTGCAGGATTTATCACAGAAGGTGGTAATCTAAGTAATAGCTTCACTTATGAAGATATAGATTTAAAGGAGTTAATGTGAAAGTATCAGGAAATAGAGTATGTGATGTTTTAGTTATACTAGAGCCTTCTAATCAGTCAGTGTCAGAATTTGTGGTTAGCGAGTCTGGTAAGATACTTACTTCTACCTTAAAGGAGGCTGGTGTAAATCTATCTAGAGTTTCTTTTATAATCCCAGCTCCCGAAATACCTAGAGATATTAAGAAGATAGAAAAAGCAGCTAAAGAATTTGTACTAGCTCGTAGAGTTGAATTTATAAAAATATTTAACACATTCAAACCTAAAGCTTTATTGTATGTGGCTAAGTATGCTGCACTGCAAGTTTTTGGAAGATCTGTAAAGGCTGGTGATTTTGAGGGGATTATTCGTAAAGTCCATACTCACGATTATCCTATAGTAGGATGTACCAGTATAAGAAACGCAGCATTATACAAAGACTCTATCTCTTTAGTGAAAGCTCAAATAATGATGCTTAAAAAGCTTGTAGAGAATAATTATGAGTACAACGAAGAATTATTTAAGTTTGAGAATACCTACGAGTGGAGAGTAGACATATCTGATGTACTAAAGAATAAACCAAAGACAATAGCTTTTGACACAGAGACTACTGGCCTTGACTGGAAAGTAGATAGGCCTATAGTTTACCAAATGACTTTTGCTGAAGGACATTCTATACTCAGCCCTGTTTGTGAGAGCTACTTTCCAGAATACTTTAAGGAAACCTTTGGTGACTTTAGCTACGATGCTCTAAGGGATCAGTGGAAGCAGATAATAGAAGATCCAGAAATTAGGAAAGTAGGACACAACATAAAATTTGATATGCACATGGCCTTAAACTTAGGACATAGATTAAAGGGGTTATATATAGACACATTGCAAATGCTTTGGTCTATAGACGAGAATATGCCTTCTAAAGGTTTAGATAACGCAGTTAAAATATTCGTACCTGAGCTTGCTGGGTATGCAGATAATTTTAATAGAGAGACGGATAAAGGGCAAATGATAACCGTGCACCCTAGAGATATGATAGACTATGCAGGAGGAGATACAGATGCTACTTTTAGATTATGTAAGACCTTGATAAAGATCGCCAAAGAAGATCCAAGTAATTTAAAAGTATTCAGTAAAGTTAAGATGCGAGCTATAGAAACCTTTTTCGACATGGAACGTACTGGAATTAGAGTAGATGTAAATTACTTTGATAGCATATCTAAGGAATACTTAAAACATTTAAAAGAGGAAAGTGTAGAAATAATTAAATTAGTTCCTCCGAAAATAAGACGTAAATATATGTTCGGTAAGAAGTCTGAGACTAAAGAGCCTTTAAGGTTAGGGAATAGAGAAATGATGAGAGATGCTATATTTTCAGAAGATGGGCTAGGGATAATTCCTATTCCAGATAAAGGCTATGAGCCTTCTAGTAAAACTAAAGAAGTAAAAATTCCTTCTATTGCAGTTAATACACATTTAAAGTTCTTTAAAGAGCAAGGCTATGAGCTAATAGATAGATACTGCGACTACGCTAAAATCTCCAAGATGAGTGATACCTATACTGGCGACAGAGAGAAGTTAACAGGGCTATGGCAGCACATTAAGTTTAATGAGGAGACAGGGGAATACAGAATCCATCCCACGTACGATATTCACACCAACACTGGCAGATGCCTAACTGGAGATACTTTAGTAACTGTTAAACAGGGCAGAAAGACTACTACTAAAAGACTAGATCAAATAGTTGTAGGAGATTTGACCCTAACGCACAAGCAACGATACATGCCTGTAACTAAGATTTTTAAGAACAGCAAGAAAGAAGTTTATGGAGTTTGTTTAGATAACGGATCTGTAATCAGAGGAACTCTGAAACATAAGCTCATGTTAGAGTCTGGAGAGTTTAAGCAAATTCAGCACCTAGACTACACAGATAGATTAATGACTTACACGGATGGGGAGTTTAAAGGATCTAAAATAAATTCATTCTTTTACAAAAAGAATGATCTAGTAGAAACCTTTGATATAGAAGTAGAGGAAGATCATAGTTATGTAGCTAACGGAATAGTGTCTCATAACTCCAACTGCAAAAGACCTAACATGCAGAACCCACCTTCCAAAGGAGATTTAGCAGTACAGTTTAAGAAGAGTATTATAACTTCTGATGGATTCGTTTTACTTGCAGCAGATTATTCTCAAATGGAGCTTCGCTGTATAGCTATAGCTGCTAAGGAGAAGATCATGCAGCAGATCTATAACGAAGGACTAGATATACATGCTAAAACCGCAGCAGAAGTTTTATTAAAAATAACATTAGAAGAGTTCAGGAACATAGACTCTAAATTAAGAAAGGTATTAAGAAATAAGGCTAAGGCTATTATATTTGGATTCATGTATGGATTACTACCTAAAGGATTTGTAGTGTATGCTAAATTACTTTATGATGCAGACTTTACGCTAGAAGAAGCCGAGATAATTAGGGAGACTTTGCTAACTCAGACCTACCCAGGATTACAACAATGGCATACAGACACCAAAGAGTTTGCTAACGAGCATGGCTACGTTAAAGCTCTTCACGGAAGTACTAGACACTTACCAGCTATACACTCACACGATAAGTGGGTTAAGCTAGAGGCAGAGCGTTACTGTATCAATAGCCCGATACAAGAATTTGGCAGCGACATGGGATTAATGGCATTTGATTACATCATGAAAGACATGAGCAGAGATAATATAAGACCTATAAACTTCATCCATGATGCGTTATATTTTGAGGTGAGAAAAGAGCTAGCTGTAGAATATGCAAGTTACGTCAAATGGTACATGGAGAATGTTCCTATTGCTAGAGACTTTGGCATAGTATCACCTATTCCTTTTGTGGCAGATCCAGACTTAGGAGTTAATTGGGCTGAGGTGTTTACCTTAGCAGAGTTAGAATTAGAAACTAAAGATAAAAATAAAGATTTTAAATTATTCTGCAAAGAGTTTAATGTAACCAAAGAGCAAGCAGCTAAGTATTTCTGCTATAATAAAAATGACATAAAAATGGTAGCAACAAGACCAGATTTCTGTACTATCTAGGAGACAAGCATGGAAGAATTAGAGTTTGATGAATTTGACGAAGTAGAAGTTACTTCTAAAGTAGACTTAAAGGTTGAGGAAGAGCTTAAAGCTTTAGCTCTTACTTACAATAAAACAAGAGTAGAGCGTTTAGCATTAGACAAAGAGTCTACGAGACTGAAGAAAGTTGAGGAGAGTCTCAAGGATATGATCGCAGAGCTATTTCCTAAACTAGGTAAATCTAGATTTTCTCATGCAGGTGTTATGGTTTCTTCTGCGGATAAAGAAGAGCAAGTCATAGGACTTAAGCCATTACTACGAATGGTTTCTGGAATTAAGACAGGCAAAATTACTCTTACTGATGAAGATATAGCAACCTTAGAAGAGTATATTAAGGTAACTAAAGGTAACGTAGAGAAAGGTTTTACTAAACAAGAAGTAAACGAAATGACTGTAGTTAATAAACTAGGTAAAAAACTGGATATTAAGGCAAAATGAGTTATTCGTCTATAGCTAAAGCACTGGAACTATCTAACGCAGTAGCTACAGAAGTAGGTGTTAAAGCAAGCTGCCCACTAGCTCCTTGGACTCATGGCAGTGGCACTGATTCAAGACCCTCTTTTAGCGTCAATGCCTACAAAGGTAAGTACTGGTATGGGTGCAGAGCTTGTAATCACACTGGTACTATAGATGAACTGTTAGAGAGATTGCATGGGTATACTAAAGATATTAAGTATGTAAAGCTAATGCCCAAAATGGCTAGATTAGAAGCCTCTGATGAGTTAGAGATTCTACCAGAAGCTAAGATAATAGAGTTGACAGAAGAATTATATAATATAGTTCCTCCAGTAACAGACTATAAAGTAGCAACGGATTATTGCAAGGCTAGAGGAATAAGCCCAGAGACTTGTGATAGATTAAATTTAGGATATCATCCAGAGAAAAAGAGAATAGTATTTAATATTTATAATTACAGAGGTAAACTCTTGGGTCATACTGGAAGATTTATTTTTAAGATTACGGAAGAGTACAGAGCCAAAGTTCCAAAAATACTAACTACTGCTTTATCTGGAGTTAAGAAGACTCTGTTAGGAATACATAAAGTAGATAACTCTAAACCAGTTATCATAGTGGAAGGCTTATTTATGTATGCAAGATTGCATGAGTTTGGACTCGATGAAAAATATAATATCCTAGCAACTATGGGGACAGGGGTAACTAAAATACAAAGAGAGCTTTTAATCTCCTTAAGCCTACCTACATATATGATGTTAGATAATGATGACTCAGGAAATAGAGCTATGTTCTTAGGAACTAATAAACTGCCCCCATTAAAAGATATGTGCGAACACATGGTAGTATATAAAGTAACATACCCAGAAGGCATAAAAGATCCAGATGACTTAACAAAAGATCAAATATATGCTATGATTGATAGTGCAAGTGTTATTACGAACAAACCAAAAAGGAGAAAAATAAATGACATTCAACTTACAAGAGTTCAAGGAGAAATCCAAACAGGATCACATCCGAAAAGAAAAGGCGAAAGCTCTAAGCGATCAAAAATTCAACATAATTAAAAAGTATGGCAAAGATACTATAATTTTTAACAAAAATAGAGTAAGTATACCAGTAGGTAAAGATTTAGGTGTTATCATTCTGGATAGGGCAGTAGAGGATGTTTTATGGTATGCTGAGCATCCAGTAGAGCCTAATGGAGATTTTACTAAGACTTACTATACTTCTTGCTTTGCTCCAGATCCAGGCATCGGGCAAAACTGCCCATTGTGCAAATCTCACGCACAAGGGATGAATGGAGTTGACTATGCTAGATTCATCTGTGGATTAACTGTGTTGCTAGTAGATAGAGTTGAGGGCGAGTTTGTACCAGTTCCTAATTATATTACTAAAGAGAAGCAGCCAGTCTACGGAAAGCAGTTATGGTCTGTTTACAACAAAGTTACTCAACACGCATTAATAGAGCTTCTTGAAGATGCTCAAGAAGAGCACGGCACTATCAGAGGACTTTATATTCCTCTTACTAGAGCAGAGAAGAAACATGCAAAGCATGGGAATTTGAGTACTTTAAAAGGTAAGGGCGGTATAGCTAAGACATACCATTTCTTAGGAGCTAATACTGAAGCTGTTATTCAAAAAATAGCTAAGAAAATTCAGCCGACCCCTGCACTAGATAAAGACAATAAGCCATTAACTAGCGAGCTAGTAGCCGTACATGACTACAAGTGGGTTATGGAGCCTCTAAACTGCTACAAAGCAATGGCTGATAGATTGTCTTTTGAGGATGCAGTGAAGGCGTTTGATCCAAACTATGTAGAAAAGATAGAGGAGAACAGTAAAGTAGAGGCTGATGATTTCTTTTCAGACGAAGAGGAGGAAGTTAGCTTAGACCTAGACCTAGACGTAGCAGAGGAAGAGGTAGTAGCAGAAGCTCCAAAAGCAACAACTACTAGAACAGCAGGTGGTAGAGGTAGAAAGCTCAATTTAACTAAACCTTTAGTAGTAGAGAAAGAAGAAGACGACTTTGGAGATCTAGAGGAAGATGTTGAAGAAGAGATTGAGGAAGAACAACTGCAAGCTCCAGTAACTAAGAAAAAGAAAGTAGTAATAGAGGATGATGGATTCGATGAATTCGACCTTGAGTAAAATATTACCGATGCTATTACTGGCAGTAGTTTACTCCAGTGACGGTACAAAATTAGGGAATACCTACTTTAGTTCAGACGGAAATGTCACGAAGAAAGTAGGTAACACCTACTTTAACTCAGACGGTAGTTATACTACTCAAAGAGGAAACTTCTACTATCACTCTGACGGAACTTACACACAGGTAATTCCCAACAACCCACAAATCAAAAAATGACTCCATTCATAAGTAGTTATGCCTACATCCCCTACGACATGCTAGGGGAGCATAAATCTAAATTTAGTAATGAGGCTAGTGTAAACATTAAAAATGCCCTTACACATATACCTACTAAGTTTATGGAGGATGGTAAAGATACTAGAATAACTGCTTATGATGACACCAGCTACAAAACCCACTTAGGAGTTCCTCTTGAGTGGGCTTTGAAGCCTGGTAGATACGATCATTTACCGTGGGAGGATAGAACTTGTATGGGTACTATGCGGTTAAAAGC